CGACGTAAAGTTCAAAGCATACCACGTTCAACCAGACGGGCGAATTAAGCACCACAAGTGAGACTATACCATGGCAATCTATACATTCAGAAACAAGAAAACAGGCAGGACAAAAGAATATGAAATGCCCATCAAGGAATACGACCAATTCAAGATCGACAACCCGCATCTAGAACGCATCATCGACCCCGTAGGTATTGGCTTTCAGTTAGCAGGACAAGGCAACAAGACCATAACAGAACTAGCAGCAAAACGTGATCCCGCATGGGGCGAAGTATTATCGAAGATAGGACAGCAGAATCTAGACAGCCCATTGAATTCAGATTTCGCAAAGAACAAGACCATCAAGAGGCTCAGAGCAGAAGCAGTAGTAGAGAAACATGCCAAGATGCAAGAAAAGCAACGCAAAGAACGTGCGCGAAAAGTCAAAAACTAACATCGACATTGTACAAGGTGATTCAGCCGGGGCAGGCACTCGTAAGGGTGCCTGCCCTTTTCATTTCTACAGCCCAAAAGGGAAACCCATGTCCAATAAGAAGCAGAAGCGACCAGAACATTTTTCACTGCGTACCGTGAAGCCACTGAATTATGCGCAGCAAACAACGTTCGAAGCATGGCACGCTGACCAACACCTGTTGCTCCACGGAGTCGCAGGAACCGGTAAGACCTATCTCTCCCTCTACCTTGCCCTCAAGGAGATTCTACGTCCCGATACGACCTACGAACAGATCATCATCGTCCGCTCCACCGTTCCTTCCCGCGACATGGGATTCCTCCCCGGCAAGGTGGACGAGAAAGCGAAGGTCTATGAAGAACCCTACCGCGAGATTTGCGATGACCTGTTTGGACGCGGCGATGGCTACGATATCCTCAAGATGAAGAAACTGGTTCACTTCACCACAACCTCGCATCTGCGCGGTCTGACTTTCAAGAACGCAATCGTGATCGTGGACGAGTGCCAAAACATGATTCTACAGGAGTTGGATACCATCGTGACTCGCGTGGGTGACAATTGCCGTATCATCTTCTGCGGTGACTTCCGGCAGACCGACTTGCAGAAGGAGAAGGAAAAGTCCGGACTGCACACGTTCCTGCGCATTCTGGACGATACCAAATACTTCGAACGGATCGAATTCGGTCCCGACGATATCGTGCGCTCTGGATTGGTCAAGGCATACATCTTATCCAAATTAGAGCTAGGAATCGTCTAATCACGACACGAATCGCGACACCATGACGCGATTCTGCAAGTAAACCTTGATTCTGCAAGTACGCAATCACGGACCTTAAGCCGCTATGGTCCGTGATTGCAATCCTAATCCGGATAAGGTGCTATATTTGATACCTTATCCGGGTTAAGGGGCTTTTTATAGCTCATTATTGAGCCGCTATAATTATTCGAATTAGGCTTGACACCGACTGAAAAGGGGTGTATAATGACTGTGTGGACTTTGAATGGTAACTTTTAAGATTATAGGATCATTGTGGGTTTTCTACACGTAAAGCATGAGTTTCCTACACTCTTAAAGGAAACAGCAGAAGATGGCAGTCGAATCTATCTCACACCGGATGGTAAACGCTATCCCTCTGTGACTACCGTTATTGCACCGCATAACAAAGCTGCTATCGACAAGTGGAAGGACCGAGTAGGTCATGCCAAGGCTAAGAAGATATCCGAGAATGCGTCAGAGCGTGGGGATATCGTTCACCTTGCATTAGAAGCACTTCTCAACAATTACTCGACCGGTGAAATCGTTAAAACGATGATGCCGCACGCCAAGCATGTCTATCTGAACATGAAGACTGAGCTAGAGCGTCGGCTGACAGAAGTTCACGGATTAGAACAGCCATTGTTCTCACACAAATTACGCTTGGCAGGAACCACAGATTGTATAGCAAAATATGACAATCTCTTGTCCATCGTTGACTTCAAGACCGCTCTTAGACTCAAGAAGACCGAATACGTTCAAGGCTATTTCATGCAGCTTGCGGCATATGCGTTCATGTTCGAAGAAATGACAGGACACCGCATTGAGCAGGGTGTGATTCTAATCGGCGTGGATGGTGAAACCTTCGCGCAGACGTTTCGACTTCCTCGCGACAAGTTCGGTCCCTACCTCAAAGAGATAGTCTCTTGGAGAGATAAATACGAACAGGGAGAAGCAGCATGAGCGTACTGGCACTGGCTTTTATCACGATCATCGGCGTATCCCTGATTGCCACTTTTGGCACAGACGATGACGACAACGAGGAATAATCAAATGAGCGGACTACTAGTTGGAGAAGTTTTGGTTGTGGTTCTTGCGGTGGGCGGCTTCGGCTACTTCATCTACAAGAAGGTCACTGCTAAGAAGGAAACCTCTGGCACCGGAACGGGTGGCGGCGGTGGCGGTTCGAAGGGTGGCGGTAGCGTCAATCAGGTCTAATGATTAAAGACGATTCCCGACTTCGACAGAAAGCTTGGTCAGATTACAGAATGCGAATGCGAGAAGAGATTCAGGGCAAGGGTTATCCCAAGGCTCTCTCCGAAGTCGGGAAGGTCGCACTGATCTGTATTGCGAAGGATGAAGATCGCTACATCGAAGAGTGGATCGAATATCACTTGAAGCTAGGTGTGGACAGTATCTACATCTACGAAAACGACTGGCGTTCTAATCTAGGATGGCATGAACAGATTGACACGATTCCCTTCGATGGAAAGCATCGACAGGTCTATGCGTACAATCACTGGTTGTTCAGTAGTGAAGCCGAATACTTCGATTGGGCAATCTTCATTGATGTGGACGAGTTCATAGTCTTGAAGCAGCATTCCTCTATTCAGGAGTTCTTGCGCGACTATGGAAATCTTCCAGAAGGTGTGGATGCCATTGCGGTGAATTGGATGATGTTTGGTGATAGCGGCGTGAGTGAGAGTGAGGGTTCCGTACTGGAACGATTCACACACAGAGGCGCGGTTCCAGACAGGCACATCAAGAGCATCGTGCGGCTGAACGGCGACCGAATGATGCTGACGACACACAACACGTTCGGCTACTGGATAGACACGAACGGCAAGGTAGGCGAAGGACAGAACAATTTTGACGGTAATGGCGATGTGATTCAGATCAATCACTATTACTGTAAGACGAAAGAAGAATTTATTCGAAAGGTGAATCGTGGCAGAGCGGACTGTGGATTGCTCTGGAACGAGTGGGATTTCGATCAGTACAATCAAAACGAAGTTGAAGACCTCACGGCACTCAACTTCATCAAGGGGAAGAAATGAGCGATACAACGGAAGTAGTGGCAGCAGCACCAGTAGACCGCAAGGAAGAGAAGCGATTCAATTCGCGCAAGTTCATGTTCTCTGTGGGCATCTGGTTCGCAGGCACCGTAGGTTGGGCAACCCACCTGATGACTGCCGCAGAGTGGACCGAGTTCTCACGTTGGATTCTGACGCTTTACCTGATCGGTAATGTGTCCGAGTCTGCACTGAGCTTTCTGAGGAAGTAACATGTGGAACTATAAGGCACGTTGCTACCGAGTGGTTGACGGTGACACCTATGACGTAACCGTGGATCTTGGATTCAACATCCACCACAACATTCGGTTGCGTCTGCGTGGAGTCAATACTCCTGAAATCTTCGGTGCTACTGCATCCGAAGAGGGTAAGAGAGCCGCTGAGTTTGTCAGAGGCTTGCTTGAGAATAAGGACGTTGTGGTTACAACGTACAAGGCTCAACCTTCTACCTTCAATCGCTATGAAGCGGATGTGATGGTGTTGGTTGAAGGTGTGCCAGTGGATATTGCCACGCACATTGTTGAACAAGGATACGGAATAAGGGTTTGATTATAGTGGTATGATGTGAAGTGAAGGTGCTTTGGACGCGGGTTCGACTCCCGCCTGCTCCACCAAAAGAATTCTCGCGTTAGAGCCACCATCGAAAGGTGACGTATGGCAGGGAATGTAAGCCGAGAGTTCTTTTTATGGGGCAGTCAAGGTTTCGACAGGGCAAGATAGCGGAACGGACCACTAGAGAGGCGACTGACTTAATCAGCGCAAAAACTGTAAAAGCAAACGAAGACTTTTACTCGCAGGAAATGGCACTAGCTGCCTGATCCAGACGGAGCATGACCCACTTGGCAACAGAATGGGTCACGGCAAGGGGAGGCAACTCCCCTTGTCTTTTTCAAAGTCGCAACACATGGAGGAAAATAACATGCGCCGACTAATGACTTTGGTGATGATGCTTTTCGTGATGACAATGCCGGTACACGCTGACGAATCCACGCCAGAAGATGCTACCCCAATTCTCTCTTCTATCAACTCCGTTGGCGAAGCGATAATCGGACTTCGCAACGACATAATTGATTTCGTGATTCCAACCATTCGTATTCCCAAGGACGTTCCTGCAAAGGAAGTGAAGTGCCTTGCGGACAACATTTACTTCGAAGCGAAGAACGAACCTTACGAGGGGCAGCTTGCAGTCGCGCAGGTTACTCTTAATCGTGTCGATCATCCCGAATACCCTAAGACGGTATGTGGTGTGGTCTGGCAGCAGAACAAGGATCGTCGCACCGGCAGAAAGGTCGCTCAGTTCTCATGGACATTAGACGGAAAGCCAGACGTTCCTAAGTCTAAGACGGCTTACGAACAGGCATACTCCGTCGCAGAAGAGGCATTGCTTTATGGCACGCAATCTGCTATCATAGGGACTGAGGCACTGTTCTATCACGCTAATTACGTGAAGCCACGTTGGGCGCGGCAGATGGAACGGATTGCCAGAATTGGAAACCACATCTTTTATCAACCAAGAATCTAATGCCAACTAGAGAAGAAAAGAACGAGTTCTCGGAGAAAATCATGCTCCGAATGCAGGAACTCAATACAGACTGCCTCGACGCAATGGTAACATATTGCGAAGAGGTCGGTCTGGAAATGGAAGTTGCCGCAACGCTAGTCAACGATATTCTCAAGGAACAGTTGGAAGATGCGTTCGCGGAACTGAACTACATTGAGAAGAGTAGCAAGCTGCCGCTATGAAGCTTCCGCAGGACTACACCAAACTGACTCCCAAGCAGCGAAAGCTTGTGCGAGAAGAGTACGCCAGACAACAGAACGACATGTGCATGTATTGCCATGCGAGTCTGGACTATGATCCGCCCGAATGGATTCTTCAAAAGCAAGTCAATTGGGATCTGTTTCCACCACACTTTTTGAAACACCACGTTCACTTACAACACAATCACGCCACAGGCATGACAGAGGGTGCGGTTCACGCATACTGTAATGCGGTGATGTGGCAATATGAAGGTCGATGATATGAGCGAGAACACCGCACTTGTGCTGATGATGCTATTGGCACTGATCTGGAACATTGCCCTTTGGGGTGGATTCCTCTACGTGATCATTGCAATGAACCAGTCATGGTGGCTGATTCTGGTTCCCCTATTCTTTACTGTCTTCCCCAAGAGTAAATCCGATGAGTGATAACAAGACAAAGCTATTACAGGAAGTGATCGCATTCTTCAATTCGGTGGGCGTAACACCGGGACGCGGCAGGGATGGCGACCTCATGAGCCGCATCATGGCAGAGGTGGAAAACGATCCTACCGCGCCGCCTGTGCTAGTCTCTTTCAATCCTAATCAGAGAATGCAATGTCCTCTGTGCAAGCATCCCGACTTTAACGAATGTGGTTGCCCTGCCGACGAGCAGATGGCAGCGATGATGTAATGAACGGCTACGAAGTATTCTGCATCTATCAGGCAGTGAAGCTTCACTTCACCACCGACACCTATTGCTTCTTCAAGTATAACGGAAAGGTGGCAACAAAACCCGCAGGCTTTGAGAAGCGCAAGGACAAGTACATGTTTCACCGGCTCGCTCGCAATCTAC